GTAAAACCTGTGGCTGTAACCTGCCCTACAAACGCACCAGTACCAGTAGAACTAATATTAAGTGCCTCGACAGTTGCTGCCAGAGGTCCAACCTTCAAAGCTAGAGCGCCGTCATCCCCGCCTGTAGTTTGAACACCGGGAACACCCGTGCCTCCAGCTCTAATTATTGAAGTTGTCATATTAAATTATTCCTTTGGATACTTGTCTTTGATAGCTTTAATAGATGCAGTCATTGCAGCAGGAAATACTCCTGCATGGTACAAAGCATCTAACTGATCTCCAATTGGAGGGTATTCTTTCACTCTATTTTCTTGATAAGTGGGGACTGGTGGAACGTCAGCAGCTTCAGGTATGTTGCCTTCTTCTACCCATTCCAAGTATGCAGCATAATCACTGTTGGCTGGATCGTCAGGGATGCTTGCATTGTCTTCGATGCGGAGGATGCTGGCGTTATCTGTTAATTTATACATTTTATAACTCCGATGTTGATGTCCAAGATGCAAGCCAGTGAGATTGAGTATTACTCCCAGACCCATTTGTCTCATACCCGCTAAAACCATCTATGGCAATATTCTGTACTACAGGTGTAGAGTTAAAATAAGCCCCTGAGGAATGAGATAAAACAACAGTTGGCGTAGCTCTCTTGCTATTTTTAAATGTAACGTAATTTCCGTAATAATAGCCTGATATGGAATAGCCATCCCAACGAGTATTTCCAGTCTCATAATACCGCTGGCACAAAGCCAACTCTGTCCCAACACTCCGCGCATCGAATGTTGTAGCAACCGATCCAGCCTCTAGCTGTACTAAGGCGATCTTGAAGATGTTGGATGTACTGTCCAGTGCGTTGACTTGGTTTGAAGTTGCATAATCATTACTAGCAGTCCATGTGTCTGCTGAGATAGCCCACCCTGAGCCTGCCATTAAAGCGAAACTTAACGCTATGCCTATGCCATTGGTGTAAAGCCATGTCCCAGTTGTATCCGCAGGGATTGTGATGGTCTTGTATTCCCATGTGTTAGTGGAATCAATCGTGTATTCTGCAACATAAGTCCTGTTGGCAGCACCATTCTTAAGACCAACGCAATGAATTCCAGTCTTTGTCCCTTTCACCCAGAAGGACAGGGTGACATATCTGGTGCCAGCCTGCCCAAAGCCAAGTGAAGCTGCGTTTAATCCTTCAATCTTTTGCACGATTGCAAAAACGTCACTGGCAGCAATCGAGGTATCAGCAGTAGTGACTGCCAAACTCAGACAATGCTGGGTAAAGGTTCCAGCCTGTGCTGCTGTGGGGGCATCTGCTGCCTTTGAAGCGGTGATTACCCCGGATGTGACATATTCAGGCACCCAACGGTCCGCACAATAGGCGTTGTGGGCTATCGCAGCAAAGCTCGTACCACGTTGCCAAGGGTTAGTGGTGAAGTCACCACCAATAATTGTATTCCTGCCAGCAAAATTGTTGGCGGTGAGGTCACCACTTGCAGCCAGCGTGGTCACAGTCGCAGCCGCAGGAGTGCCAGAGCCTAGCACACCATCAAGCGTCCCAGTAAAGCCTGTGGCTGTGACCTCTCCTACGAATGCACCAGTACCAGAAGCAGCAATACTAAGTGCATCAACCTTAGCACCTGCCGCACCAGAGCGTAGCACCAGAACGCCATCGTTGCCGCCTGTCGTCTGGACGCCTAAGTTAGCTGCATCACCTGCTGAGATTATTGATGTTGCCATGTTAAATTATTCCTTGATTCTATTTTTGATTTCAGTCTGCCAATCGACCCAAGTCGTCGTTCCATTCTGCGCGTCGTCATACTGCATTCCGAACTGCTCGCCCGTTGTCTTTACGTTGTACTCAGCGGCGCGGAGTTCTTTGTATGTTAGGACAGGAGCGACGTAAGGGTCTGGCGTGTTGCCATCATCCAGCCATTCGGCCACCTCTGTGTCCACAATACTAATGCTAGACCGTCCATCGGGCGATCCAATAACATTATTATCGGCACTCGTGTATTTCCAACCTGTAAAATCCCTCATAATTCTGCTCCCGTGAATAAGATAGACGCGTCATCAACGGCGCTCCAAAGGGTTACAGCATTCCCCGCCACAATATTTGCCGCCACAGAAGGTGCGACCCAAGCCCCTTGCGGAAACGCAGCGCCAAAAATTAATCCGGTTGATGCTTGCCGACCACTATTGGCCACAGTAAGAGAAAAGTCTGTCGCGCCACTAATGGTTATGCCTGTAACTGTAGTTCTAGGCATAACAGGAAACAGAATAGGTACTATGGCGGTGGTAGTAGAGTAGGCTTGCCCCACTAATCCCATCCCTCTGTCGGCAGTGTCTGCTTCGAGCTTGTAGAGATACCGCTGGCACAAAGCCAACTCTGTCCCATACGGCCTGTATTCAAACTCTGTCGCCACTGAACCTACTTCTACCTGAATTTCTGTTAAGAAGAAATTGTTTGCGGCATTGTCTAAAATATTTACGCCACTATTTACACCATAACTCTCCGCTGAAACCCATGCATCAGCCGGGTCAGTGAAATTTGAGCCAACAATGAGCGGGAAGAATAGACCAACACCAATGCCATTTGTCGCACCAATCCATGTACCTACGGTGTCCATAAGAAGAGTCAACGTTTTGTATTCCCAAGTATCCGCTACCGAGACAGTATAGGAAGCTGGATACCCTCGATTGTTCCCCCCGTTCTGAACAACAACAGAATGTGTTCCTGTCTTTGCCGACTTGACCCAAAAAGAGATTGTAATATTTTTGGCTGCTGATGTGCCAGCGGCCAAGACAACAGAATCAAAACCTTCTACAAAATAGCGAATACCTGCGACATCTGCGGCTGCTACTGAGGCATCTGCCGTAGTGCAGTCAACCTTCATAGAGAACCCGACATGCCCTGTTGGCATATCTGCATCTTGGGTTATAGTAACAACCCCTGTTGTCCCCGATTTTAGATATTTGTATCTATCCAGCAGATAGGCACCATTTGCAGCCGCAGCAAAACTAGTTCCACGCTGCGCAATCGTCATGCCGCCATTAATGATGAGGTTCCTACCAGCGAAGTTGTTGGCGGTGAGATCGCCACTTGCAGTTAAAGTCGTTACAGTCGCTGCAGCAGCAGCTAAAGTCGTTACAGTTGCTGCTGCTGGCGTACCTGACCCTAAGATACCATCTAGCGTCCCGGTAAAGCCTGTAGCTGTAACCTCTCCTGATGCACCCAGCGTTGTTACAGTTGCTGCTGCTGGAGTACTACTTCCCAATACGGCATTGTTGATACCATTTGTTCCATCAATTGTTACTGCCATATTAAATTACCACCCATCTTGATCCACTAGAAATTGTTACTGTTACACCTGACCCGACAGTTATTGTGCCAACACTCATTGCATTACTCCCTGATGGAATTGTATAACTTGTTGCGACAGTTGCACTATTTACAACAAGACCATTTGTACTGATCATTGTAGGTGCTTGCAGTGACCCGTCAGAAGGTTTGTATAAATATTTAGCGTCACTCGTATATACCTGTGCAGCTGTGCCGCTTGTCGCAGCGGCTGACAGAGGATATAGGTTTGAAGAAGTGGACGTGTCATTTGAAATTGCCGATCCACCGACCGACTTCCATGCCGCTGAAGACCCGCTATATCCCTCAAACTCTGATGTAGTGCTATTGTAGCGCAGCATCCCAAGGGCAGCCGTAGGCCGTTGAGCCGTGCTACCTTTACTGATTTGAAGTGCGCCTGTAGAATTAAATGCTGAGTCTGCACTAGCCGTTAATACAGTAGCGGTTGCGGCAGCAGGTGTACCACTTCCTAAGATTCCATCAAGAGTACCTGTGAAGCCTGTACCAGTTACTTGTCCTGTAAATGCAGCAGTAGTTGTACCTGTAAGAACACCCATAACTTCAGCATCAGCATCATTCTTTATTGTAACGTCGTTTGTAGAACCCTGTCCTGTTAATACCAGACCTTCAGCAGCAGTATATCCTATTGCAGCATTATCGTCAGAAGCTGTATCACCTACTGGTTCAAAGGTTGCTGCATTAGCTTTTCCTGTTACACTTACAGCAGCATTAAATACTGCAGCGCCATCAACTCGTAAAGTACCACTTAGCTGCGTACTTACATTCACAGTTAAATTAGTGACTGCTAAAGTAGAAACTGATGTATCTGTAAAGCTTAGAGTTCCTGCAGTAAGATCATCTATAGTAGCATTAGCAGCATATAGATTAGTTACTACAGACACTTGCGCTCTAGCTACTAGCTTACCATTAGCTAATAAAGCTCCAGCAATACTAGTTTCACCAGCAATATTAACATTGGAAGTAGCAGAAATTGTTTCGGTTATAATTTCACTAGTTCGTATAGTAGCTAAAGATACACTTACTAATTCAGAAGTAGCACTAACAACCTGACCAAAATCATTTACTGCAAAATTAGTAAAGGGTCCATAAGAGCCTGATACATTAGCTATACTAGCAAAAGCAAGAGTAGGATTACCTGCAACACCGTTAGCATTAGTAATAGAAAAAGGAGCAACAGCGGTTAAAGTTCTACCATATACATTACCTGATCCTACTGCAATAATTCCAGTTGCTGAACCTATATCAGCCAGTTGGTTTATTTGAGTAGCAGACTTAGTTAAAGAAATCCCGTTTAATTGAAATGTACCATTAATATTTACAGCAGCATTACTAATCTGCAGTGCAGAATCAAATCCTTTTCCGTCAGAGATAGGACGCATTGTTGTATCAACACCGCTATTATCATTACTAACTTGTAATAAGTCTTTATAAGTAGTAGCAATAGTGTTGCCTGTAAGTGCAGTCATTATATATTATTCCAATAGTTGTTAGGGTCTAAACTAAGTTCTTCCCAATTTGCATTAACTTTCTGCCACTCTAGATTCCTGTCATTATTAGAAGGAGAACGTGGATTTCTAATACTCTCGTCATCTCTAACATTTGGCGCTCTATTTTGAGGATGATTCTTTAAATCAAAAGCACCATCCCAATCTGTAGGGCATACTAACATACCATAACTGTTCAACTTCATAACTCTATGTGGATAGATGAATCCACAAGTATCACATACAGCTAATGCTTTTTTATTGCTTGCCATTATTATACTCTATTTAGTTTAGGTAGGAAATAGGCACTTGCTCTTTCTCTGTCCTCATGCATAGCTCTCATTAATCTTTCTTCGTATTCTACTTTTAAGAATTGTATACGGCTAGGTTCAATACCCGGTCTTTTCATTGACATATAGAATGCTACTCCTACTGCTAAACAGGGGAGAAATCTACGAGAAATATCTGCAATCTGACCAGCAGATTTATTAACATCTTGAATAAATTTAATCTGTTCAAGTTTTAAAACATCAGTAGTATTTTCTGGGATAGGCCAGAGGAAGACAGTAGGATTAGCTCTTGATCTTCTTACTGCATATTGAGAGGGTCTACCTTTTTGACCTTTACGAGGTATCTTTAAATACTCTTCCATAGTAATACGTTGTAATTGTAAATCTACATTATCCCTATTTAAAACTACTTCAGTAATGTCAACAGTACTAGCAGGTAGCGCATATGAAGTAACACTAGTAGATACAGAAACAGCCGTTGTATCAGCAGTCCAAAGTAATATTCCTCTGTTCTGCCAATCTTGTAAAAGAAGATTAATAGAACGTCTTGCAGATTTAGGTTCATTACCTAGAATCTGTTCGCCGCCTATCATCTCCATCGCTTCTTGGATAACTTCGTCGATATCCATTGAGAAGTCATATGTACCACTAGTCGTCATATTAAATGTCCTTGTCTAGTATTCTATAGTCTTTCCCGGTTCGTAATCACATACAACATCTTCAGGCGGTCCTTCAATAGATGGACCCTTTCGTGCAGCACCGAAGCCTTGACCTGTAGGACGAGCAACGACATTTCTTAAATCTTTTTCGTAGGCGTCTTTACCTTTCTTATCGTAAGAGTAAGACTTTCCTTTTAATGTAGGCATTAAGTTCTCCTTTTCCACCTTTTAACATTTCCATCTTTTTCTTGCTTGTCGTAATCTTGAGTTAGGATTCTTCGCAGCTTTAGGAAACTTCTTCATTTGTCCTGCAGACCTAGCACAATAACTCTTACGTCTAGTAGCTCTTGCTTTACTTGGCTTACTTTCAGTTACAGCAGTTTTAAGTTTACTACCGGGATTATCTTTTCTATACTTAGCTACTCCCTTAGCAGTCATACCTGCACCTTTTTTAGTTGGTCGCTTATGACCCCCCTTAATGGTATGACCTTTCATAGTACCTTTTTTCTTAGTAGCTGTACTCTTTTTCTTAGTTGCTCCCATTACTTTTAATAACCTGTTCTAGCGCAACCAGCTCCCTTACCCATAAAGCCACTCTTAGCTTTCTTCATTACTTTTCCACCATACTTTAGTTTCTTAATCTTCCCTCCAGATTTATATTCAGATATCTTATCTTCTTCAGCTTCATATCCTTCATCTGTCATACCTGCCATACCTAGTTTCTTACCAAGAACATTATCATATAACTTATAGTGAGGGTCTTTTTTCTTTTTAGATTTAGGAGACTTTTCAGATTTGTTTTTAGCCATGCTTTCAGGAGAAAGGGGATTAAAATCATCTTCAGTATTAGCTTTAAAAGCATCGCTTAAATTAGCTGAAGGTTTAAAACTTTCTTCTTTCTTCTTCTTCTTATTAATTTCAGCACCTGTACCTTCGTCATTTACAGTGTTATCAAACTTAGGTTTTCTAGTAGATTCAGAAGACTTATTAGAATCGTCCCCTAGCAAGTATGCAGCACCTGCTCCAGCACCTACTCCAGCGCCTACTCCAGCGCCTACCTTAGCTGCTGTACGTACAATAGGTTTTTTAATCATAGATGCTATAGATGCAGGGGAAAGAGGATTAGTTGTATTTGTATTTGTAGTTGTAGTTTTAGCAGCTTTAGCTTTAGCAGCAGCTTTAGCTTTAGCAGCAGCTTGAGCTTTAAGTTTAGCAGCCCTTACTTTTCCTGCCGGGGATAATTTAGAAGGAGCAGTTGCAGGAGAAGAAGTAGGTGTCTTATTCTTAGCTACAACAGGTGTTCTTTTAGTAGCATTACTTGCAAGATCACCACGAGGATTAATGTTACTACCTTTTTCACTATCAGTCCTCTTAATTATTCTGTCTAATTCTTTAGAAGAAGGTGGCTTTACTCTGGGACCTCCTTTAGTGACATCTCTTGCTAAATTAGAATTTTTGTTTACTGAACTAGATGATCTTTTTGCTATCTCTTCTACTTGCTTTCCTGAAGCTTCTGGTATTGACTTACCAGTAAGTTTTTTAACTTTTTTAATAGCAGATTGTGTAGCTTTTTTTGCTATACCTTTTCCTATAAGTCGTCTTGCTACTACAGGAGCAACCATACGAACAAATGAACCAATTGCAAGAGCGATAAGTGGTAAGGGCATAATAAAAAATCCTTTTAGTTAGTGTTAGGCACAAGATTATCGTCGGCACCCGCAGGACTAGCTGGGGTCTGCATGTCATCTCTTCTTGTACGTCTAGCTTGGTTACGTTGAAGTTCTAATACTTGTGCGTATTTTTGCTCATACATTTGAGCGGCAGGAAAATCTTTCTGGAATAACATGGCTTCTATGAGAGAAGCGAAAAATAATAGATCGTAAGCGAAGTCAGAAAAATAATTTGTAGGTGTAGTAGACGTAAGTGCTACAGGCTTTGAAACGTGAACAATCTCTCCATCAAAAGAAGAAACTGGTGTAGGTGCAATTAAAACTGTAGTATTATCTCTGGGTGCATAATATTTAGGCTCAGATGTAGATGCTATTACAGGCCAGTAGTCATTAATAAATTCATCTGTTCTTTGAAGAAGATTGATTTTACTGCCATTACTAGTAATATTAATATTCTTTACTATTCTAGTACCTACAGGCAGTGTAACAATTCTAGCCTCAACAGCTACAGAAGTATAAGTCACTAGCCCATAATCGTCTAAATCTTTCGTTAGACGTTCTTCTGCTCTATTAACCATGTTAGGAACATAGGCTAGAAATTCTGCACCTTCATTCTCACATGCATCAATAATGTCATTTACTAAGAAGGTGTAATCAGCCATAGAATATTGCTACTGTAGATGCAGATGTAGGTGCAGATACCATGACTGCTCCATCCATACGCATTCCTAAATCTGCTAAATAAATTTCATTTACATCATTAGCAGTAGTATTAACAAACTTAATATTATTACCTTTAATCTGCCCTGCTGGACTAGTGGAAGTTCCTGTTATAAGAAATGTTCCTACACCAGAAGCATTGATACTTCGTATTCTTGTATTTGCTAGAGCTACGCTAGAAGTTACATCTAGTACTGCACCACTACCTGTTACAAAACCTTGTCGAATAGTTGTAGACATTTACATTATCCTTTAGATAGTCTATAAGCGAATTGTATGTATTATATACTATAAATATTAAATATAAAAGGAGTAGAATGAGAAATGTTATATTTATACTTCTCACTCTAACTCCTTTTACTTTAAGATTTAAGGATTACGAGGAACCACTGGCCCCATAAAACCCACGCCAATCAGAAAAGCCGAAGCTGTAGCGTTCGCGAGACTTAAATCGAAGATTACCAGTATCGAAATCTGGCTCCATCTTCGTTTGAAGTGGTGAGCGAACAAACATCTTCGCACCATTCGGACAATCCGTTTTAATGAACCAAGCATTCGTATCCGTAAAACGATGGTTTACAAAGAAACCACCGGGTACAAGACCCTGATTACGAATTGCATTGACATCATTAACATTCGTCGCACCATTAGCAGCCGTATTCGGATTAACTCCGATAGTCGTAGACATCGTGCTACTAAGAATTTGATCAGCCGTGAAAGCAAGATCAGGAGGTACGTGAATGGACTCAGCTTTAATTCCAATGAGAATGTTACGATCATCTTTTGC